TTTATGTTTTAGTTCTATTATAATACAAACATTAAGTTAATCGGAGATTTTAAAATGGCTTATTCAAATATCACTACTTACAAACCGGAAGGTGTTAGAACTTTAGACGTTAAATGGAACCACGGAATTTTGCGGGTAACGCATGGTGCGGAATTATGTTTAAGTGAAGATCGCGGTGTGGTAACCATGTTCGTGTACGAACCCGTTTTAGATGAAGAGTTTGTTTTAGCAGAGATCGCTTTAGATGTTAAGCCATCCAAAATGGACGAATCTCAATATGGTGTATTCTTTTGGTTAATGCAAGAATACGAAGAAGGTATCGATATTACCAAAACAACCCAATTGGAAGATACTTTTCATAAAATGCTGGAGCATTTCCGTAAATTAGGGTTAATCAAATAATGGATATCAGTCAAAAATTAGCAGAGTTCAAACATAACCTTCGGTTAATGATTCAAAGATCAAAGTTTAGCCCTTTGTTGCAAAATTGCGTAACTGATTCATCTCCAGTAACTGGACTATCTCCTGCTGGAGAATATCTCAAATCTCGTGGTTTGTCGATAAACTTCGAATGTTATGATTTTGAAGGTATGTTCAACTATCGAGGAAAAGATTATCAACTTCCTCAGTGTATTGTAGTTCCAATGCGTAACAGAATTGGACAACTACAAGGAGTTTGGATTCGCTTCTTGCATGAGAAAAGATTCTACATCTGGTTGGTGGATGATACTCTTCAAAAGTTTTGGTTGGATATCCAATCGGATGATGAACCAGTTTACTTAGCGGAAAGTATCTTTGATGCGTTGAGTTTAAGAGAACTCTTTGGTTTCAAAAATGTTGGGGCTTGCTTGGGAGTCGCCGCGTCAGCGGAAATGCAAGAAGCTTTGAAAGATTTCGAAGTGGTAATGTGCTTTGACCGCGATTCTGCCGGTTATAAAGGTATGCTAGCTCATCTAAACAATCCAAAAACTCAACATTGGAAAGTTTTAGAAATTTTATCAAAAAATGTTGACATTTCCGGAATCAAGGATTATAATGATATTATTCAATTAAGCAATGCGATGGATGCGATAGATGGGTTTGATTATAATATTAAATCATCTATTCAAGCAAAAATTTACATCAAATCAAAATTATAATGAATTTATTAGGAGTAACAGATGTCACAAGATTTGCAGGATTTAGACCTACCAAATGTAAAAGATCCGGAATTGCTAAAACCTAAAGTAGTTCCAGTACATGATCTTCATACTAAAAACACCTTCTTTAGCGAAGAGCAACTAGCGAAAGACCCAGAAGCTCGCGAATTGGAAGATCTTGTGTTTACACACGGCAAAGCGCCATCTGTAGAGATTAACAGTTCGCAATTTGATCAACCATTCTATACGATTGATGACTTGGGTAACAAAATTCCAAGTCAGCACGCTATGACTACCTTTAATGAATTTGGTGTAAATGAAGAAGGCCAAACCGTAAGTCAAGTTCTTGAACAAGAACGTGAAGCTAAACAATCTTTTGACGAGTTTGCGGAGCGCTGGATGAACATTCAGACGAGAATGCAACAACTCAAAACTGAGCAAAAAGAACTGGAATTGGAATTCAAAGATCAAGGTTTAGAAGTTGGTTTGTTTAAGAAAGCGATCAAATGGCGTCAACAATATCAGAAGAAAACTCAAGAAGATCGTTGGGTTGAGGGTGTTATGCGTCAATGGGCTTTAGGCTCTTCAAAACTTACCGAAGCTTTAGAGAAATTAGAGCGAGCTCAAGAAGAAACCAAAGAAGTCGGTAAAGATCGCGAACAGCGTCAACAAACTTTGTTGAACAATATGACGAAGAAATTCGATGCGCGTTATGAACACGATAAACAAACTGGTCGTGGTCATTTAGACAATATGATTGAACAACAAGCAGTATTTGCAAGCTTTGGAGCTCCGCGAGCTGAAGAAGAGTTCATCAAATTGGAAGAACAAAAGAAAATTCGCGATGCGCGAAGAAAAGCTGGATTAGAAGATTTAGCGATGTTCAGCAATGAGTTACAACCTGCTAACAGAGCTCAACATAAAGAGGTCTTTGGTGAAGAATTCCACAAACGTCGTGAAGAATTTGAAGCTAAACGTCGTGAAGAGGAATTATTTGATCCGACATTGAAAGAACAACAATGGCATTTAGATTATGAACCTACTGATGTTCCGGTAACTTTTGACTTTGATGAATTAGTTAAACACGGATTGAATCAAGTTAAGAAAATGGAAGATGCGGCGTTCATTGTAAAACAAGCTCGTAAAGGTCTGTTACCTCTTCCGGATGCTAACTGGGTTAAGAAATTCGATAATTTAACCAAACCGCAAATTGACGAATTGATTAAACTTGGAGCCAGAGCTGAAGATTACTTAGAAAATAAAATTGTTTGTGATCAATTATATCTCCCAGATACCGACGATCGTCGAAATGACTGGATGACTCCGGCTATGCGAATTGCTCGATGGAATCGATTAGTTCGATTAGAGAAGATCGACGGAGATGAAATCACTTACGATCCGGTAAGAGACTTCTTACAAGTTAAAGAAATTCCAGATGACGTGTAACGTAATGTAACCGTAAAATAACGAAATCTCAAAGCATAATACAGAATACCTCCTGAGTATTGCGAGAATTACCATTATGATTCCAACTTTGTTGGAGTCTGGTATTCTCGCTTTTTTTGTTTTTTTTTT